CACATGACCCGTCTCGTCCCAGTGGCAGCCGTAGGCGATCGACGCGACCTCAATCATCCAACCCAGGCAGGAACTGCCGCGGAGACGCCACAGCATCTTGCCAGGGCATCCGCACCTCCGTCCCCGCACTCGCCTTCACCACGCTCTGCACGCTCTGCTCTGGCGTCGCATCCACCCACGCCCACACCACCGCATCAGCCGCACGCGCCCTCGGCTTCTGCTCCACCACTCCGTAGAGCAGCACCGCACCGGCCACCGGCCGCGGCATGCACACCAGGTCCAGGCGCTCACTCAACGCCCACGACAGCAGCTTCCCGCCACGGTCCATCCCGCACGCCACCTCGACGTCTCGCGGCAGCACCGCCGTCAGCAGATCCACCGCTGCCTCGAGGCCGTCCCAGGTCAGCTGCAGCACCACCTGGCTCATTCCTTCACTGGCACCCATGCCCTATTGAAGCCCCCGCCGCCGGCTTGCGCAGGCATCCCCGCACGATTCACCAGCCGCACGACCTCCTCGCGCTCCATCCCCAGACGCTTCTGGATCTCGCGCTCCGGCACGCCATCGGCCACCATCCGCCGCACGATCTCCGCCATCCGCAACACCGCATGCGTCCCCCGGGCCCGGTTGTGGCGGATCGTGCTCATCATCCGGTGCAGCGGATCCAACCGCACCGTCACCACCGGCACCATCCCGCCCGTCAGCGCCGCGACTCGAGCATCACCGCTCACCGTCCATCGGTGGAACCCATCGACGATCACGTGCATCCCGTCCTCGTCCGCCGGCAGCACCACCACCGGCTGCGTCCATCCGTCCTCCACCAGGCTCGTGATCAGCAGCTCCAGCTCCGGCGACGCCACATGGTTCGGGTTCCAGGCGTTGCCCACCAGCTTCTCCCGCGGCACCCACCGCACCTTGCTCACAGGCTGATCCTTCACGCTCACCGCTTCGCCTCCAGCGCCTTCACCTGCTCGAACGTCAGCCCCTTCCGCTGCATCGCCGTGATCGCGCGCTGCGTCAGCTGACCCTTCTTCCGGCCCTTCAGATCTCCGCGGCTCACGATGATGCAGATGTACTTCCAGCTCAGGCCCGACATCACGTCGTCCTCAGCATCAGGCACCGGCCGCCGCGTCTTCTTCCGGTGCATCTTCAGCACCGACGCCAGCCCCCGCGCGATCTCGCTCCGCTGCGGTTCCGGGTACAGCTCCAGCATGCTCATCGCCCACTGCTGCCAGCTCATCCCTGGCGGTGGTTCCTTCAGCCTCGCCCCATAGAGATCCGTCAGCGCATACCGGCCCGCGGTGTTCACCCCATCGACACGCCGCAGCATTCGCTCCCACAGCTCCGGCCAGCCCTCGGCGTACTTCCACAGTCCGCCCAGGGGCTCCTCACCGAACGGTGGCGTCACCCGCTGCAGGCTCACGCTCGTGCCCAGCATCGCCTGCACGTCATACGCCCGGTTGTAGTCCCACCCCTGCTGCCGCGCTGCCCGCCACACGTCCTCCGCACGCCAGTCGTAGATCGGCTTGCAGTTCACGTAGTACCCCATCCGCGGTTCCGCCACGAAGTTGTCGCGCGTCCTCCGCAGCACCGTCTGCAACCGCCGCGGCGACTCCTGCGCCCTGATCCCCGTCAGGTCCGCCACCCTTCCGCACTCCGGCCCGAACAGGCACGGGCCCACGTCATCCACTTGCATCCCGGCCTTGAACCGCGGCACATCGCTCACCGTCACTGCCCCCGCCGGCAGCGGCCGGATCCACCGCTCCCTGGCCCCCGGATCCCAGCACACCCACCACGGCTCGCTCCTCGAGCACGCATTCCGGTGCGTCACCGGCAGGCAGCACCACCACAGCCGCACATCATCCCGGCCCCGCACCCGCTCCACATACTCCACCGTCTCCGGGTAGCAGGCCTCCTCGTCCACGAAGTAGACATCCAGCGGCAGCCGGCCACGCTCCCGCGCCACCTGCGCCGTCAGGTTCAGCACCACCGTGCTGTCCTTCCCTCCGCTGAAGCTCACCACCACCCGATCCACCAGGTCGTAGATCCGGTGGATCCGCTCCAGCGTCGCCGTCAGCACATCCCGCTCGATCTCCCGCGGCCGCAGCGTCATCGCGTCTGGATCCCCGCCAGCTCCGCCGCCGACACGCCGCCCACCATCGTCCGTCGCACCATCGGATGGTCCACATCCGTCGGGCCCGTGTCGCTGTCCGGATGCCACGCCACCACCGTCAGCCCGCTCTCCGTTCCCGTCAGGAACCGGTGCTCACCGTGCGGATGGATCACGAACACCATCCCCGGCTCCAGCTGCTCTCGCCCCTCTGGCGTCTCGCACCACCCGCGACCCCGCACCACCATCCCCACCCGCACGCTCGGGTGGCTGTGCATCGTCTGCACCGTTCCCATCGGGAACCACAGCCCATTCAGACATGGATCCCCCAGACGCACCGGCGGCACCAGCAGGCTGTCCGTGCAGCCGTCGATGTAGCGCAGCCGCCCCCGCTCCTCGAGCGGCCCACCGATCTGCATCATTCCCAGCCACCCATGGCGGCTGATCGCCACACCACGGCTCAGGTCCGTCCCCACCGGCCGGATCTCGCACTTCCCCGGCACGCTCGCCCACATCCCCGCCGTCAGCACATGCGGCCACATCCCCGACTGCCGCACCGTCAGCGCTCCGTGCCAGCAGAACACGAACTGCGTCGCGTCCTCACCCAGCACCAGCGCTCCGTCATCCACTCCCCACAGCCGGCAGTCCGGCAGGTCCCGCAACAACCCGTGCGCGATCTCAATCAGCTCCAGGCTTCTGCTCATCCATCCACTCCCTGCAGAGCGTCGCCAGGGCCTCAGGCATCCCCTCCAGCCCCCACCGCTCCTTCGCCATTCGCACCGCCGCCAGCACCGACTCCCGGTCGTCCCATCGCAGGTTCACCGAGAACACGTGCCGCTCCTCCACCCCGCCGCTCTCGGCGGTCGCATCGGTGCCGTCATCCTCCGGCTCCGGCGGGGCCACCCCCGGCCGCCCGGCCTCCGGCTCCACTCGCTCGTTCGCGTTGCTGTTCCCGCCGCTGCTCATCGCCTCGAGGACCTGGAGCTCCAGACCATCGTGCAGCCGCTGCAGCTCGTCCTCATCGAACCCCAGCAGCCGCGGGTCCAGATCGATCGCCGCCAGCTCCTCCGCCAGCAGCCGCTCGTCCCATCCCGCGCTCTCCGCCAGCCGGTTGTCGGCCAGCAGGTACGCCCGTCGCTGCTTCTCATCCAGGTGGTCGAGCACCACCACCGGCACTTCCGCCAGCCCCAGCAACTGCGCCGCCTGCAGCCGCCCATGGCCCGCCAGGATCCCGTCGGCGCTGTCGACCAGGATCGGCGCGGTGAAGCCGAACTCACGGATGCTCGCGGCGATCTGCTCGACCTGCCGTTCGGAATGGATCCTGGCATTGCGCGCATAGGGTCGCAGCCGCTCCAGCGGCCACATCTCCAGCCGCTTCGCCATCGCAGGAATGCTCACGTCGCTCATGCCGACATCAGGCCATCGCAACCATCCTGACGCAACCGACCCGGCTCATACCGGCAGGTCATTCCTGACCAATTTCCGCCCCACAACTTCGCTGGGCTTTTCGCAATAACGCTCTGCTATTGAGAAACCCTGTCAGGGACAGGGATTGGCAACCCCACAAAACCGCTGGCTCTAGCCAAAAATCGCGGCTCGCGGACCCGCAGGCCCCGGGATCGTCGAAGGACCCAAGGCCGTGGGGGTGGGGGGGGATGGTTGCGGTGCGGTTGCGGTCAGCGACCGAAGCCACGCCCCATGGCCCCGAGGGCACGGAGGATGCCCTTCTCGAGTGCGTCCTCGATGCGCACCTCAGTGCGTGCCTGCAAGGCAGGGGACCACTTGCCACCTGTGTAGATGGCATGGATGGAGGGTCCATGGATGACGTCGAGGGGCATGCGCTCAGGGCCACGACGCTTGAAGGGCTTGCCCTTGGCGATGAAGCCGGAGCGGATGACGGTGCGCTGTCCCCGGAAGATGGACATGGACAGCCCCTGCCTGGTCTCCCTGGGCTTGAACTGCATGGCGGTGATGGGCTTCCGGCTGGTGCGGATGATGGCCGTCTGTCCGGCATCACGGAAGGAGGCCTGGGAGACGTCCTGCTTGATGCGACCGGCTGCGAGGGAGTAGCGCTCACCGATGGACTTGGCCATGACGGTCCGACCGGCACGGGCGGCATCGCGCACGCCGGCACGGATGGCCTTGGGGACGTCGTGGGAGGAGAGCTTGGCCAGGGTGGCGGAGAGCTCACGATCGCCGATGAGCTTGGCGGTGATGTCGACGTGAGCCATGGGGGTGTCCTCCTGGGGCCAGGGTAGGCGGCGGGGGTGGCTTCCAACCTGTTCCAACCTCCGACCAACTTCCATTCGTGGGCTACGCGGGCCGTAACCCCCCTCTTCTCCCCCTTCTATTCTCCTTTTACCCTTTAGGTTAGAAGGTTAGTAAGGTTAGAAGATCCCAGTGTTAGCAAGGGGTTTCGGCTTTCCAACCTGCTCAGTGAGGTTGGAAGAACACCCATTTCAGCCGGCCGTCGTGGGTCGTGCGGCGCTTGGCCCAACCGAGCTCGCGCATGATGCTTCCAACCTGCATCTGGTCGGCACGGGTCTGGCGCTCGACCGGTTTCTGGACGGCCTCGGTCAGTAGCAGCTCGCTGGTGATGACGCGGCCGTGGTTGGCTGGGATGCGCAGCCAGGTCTCGATCGGATCGCGCCAGGGGTTGGAGACCTGGTAGGCCTCGTTCTCGTGGTTGACGGTGAGGGCGAGGTCGAGGGGGAGGTAGTTCTGTGCGCCGGCACGGTAGGCAGCGACCGCAGCAGACCAGATGGCGTCGCGCTCGGCGGCCAGGGTGCCGGTGTCGATGGGATCGGCCTCGTTGCGGGTGGTGGGGATGACCCAGAAGCGGCGGTTGCCTGTGTCGTCGCAGAAGAGGCCTTCGGAGCGGTTGGTCGAGCCGACGATGATGCCGCGGCGCGGGTTGTTCTCGACGGCCTTGCCGTAGGGCGCGCGGAACAGGTCGGATTGGGTCGTCAGGAACGCCTTCACCTGTCCGGCGTGCTTGCGCGAGGTGACGTGATCGAGCTCGGCCCATTCCATGATCCAGCTCCTGTGGAGCTTCAGGAGGTCGTCCTTGGAGCTGAGGTCGCCGAGGGAGTCGGAGAAGAAGGGGCCGCCCAGGACGGACCAGAAGGATGACTTCCGGGCCCCCTGATCGCCGGAGAGGATGAGGGTGGTGTCGTGCTTGGTGCCGGGCTCGAACGCGCGGCGAACGGCCCCGATGAGGGTGCAGCGGAGCATGGCGTCGTAGAGGGTCGTCTGGCCGTGGGCAGCGTCCTCAGGCCGGAGGTAGGCGGTGGCGAGACCGTCGATGTAGGCGGGGGCGACGGTGGCGGCGACGTGTTCGAGGTAGAGGGTGACGGGGTCGTATGGGTTCTCGCGGGCGACCTGAACGAGAGCGTCGATGGCGAGGTCCTTGGAGACCTTGAAGCCTTGATCGGCGAGGGTGAGGTAGAAGCGCTCGGCACCTTCGAGGGGAGCGCCATCGAGCTCGACCTGCTGGTGGAAGGTGTTCCATCGGATGCGCTGCCCGTCGGCGGCCTGATGGCGGAGCATGAAGAGGAGCTCCGCAGCTTCGAGCTTCTGAGGCTTGGAGAGCGCCGGGGCGTAGGGCTGCTGGGGTTCCGGATGGCTGGCCTGGCTGGCCTGCTCCTGCGGCCTGGGCGGCGGCAGGACGGTCCGTGCGGTGCGGGTGTGATAGCGGAGGCGGTCCTCAAGCTTGTCCTCGGGCGTCGAGGGCCTGCAGCTGCGGGATTCGGCCCCGTCGAAGCGCCTCCAGGCCTTCTTCTCGTCGAAGTCGCGGGCCTTGGCCCGGGCGGCCTGGACGTGGAGGGCGTAGGCCTGGCTGGCGGTGATGTCGGGACTGTGGCCCTGGGCTCGGATCCAGGCCTCGGTGCCGCGAAGGTCGAGGGCGAGGCGCAGCTGGTCATCGTTCCATGCGCCGGGCGTGCCGCCGGACTCGACCAGGTCGCGGGAGTCGCGGGAGACGAAGTCGAGCAGCGGCAGGGTGGAGCCCTGGGGCGGTGGGGGCAGCGCGTCGGGCGTGAGCAGCGGTGCGGGCTCGGGTTCGGGCTGATCGAGCAGCAGCTCGATGAGGGCGGCGGGAGCGTCGACCAGGTCCTGCTCTGCGGGGCCGCGGCCGCGGAGCCAGCGGTAGCCGGTGGTCTCTGGGTGAGCACCGACGACGACGGACTGATGGCCGGTCCATCGGAGCTCCAGCTGCTCGGCCTTGCCCTGGGCGTCGGTAGCGCCGGTCTTGAAGACGCGGCGGCCACGGAGAGCGGGCCAGAAGTCAGGGGGGATGCGGTAGATGATCTGGAAGCGACCGTCCTTGCCCGAGGTCATGGCGAGGGACTTGGGCAGGTCGCGGAGGGGGAGACCGAGCTCCTCGAGCTTCTTGGTGGCGGAGATCCCGTCGTGATCGACGAAGAGGAGCCCTGAGGGGGGCCCAGCGAGAACGCCGACGGCCTTGGCGCGACCGGCGCGGATCTCGGCGGCCACGTCCGCCTTGGTGAGGGGATGCTCCTGCCATGCGTCCTGGTAGGGGCGCTTGCGACCGTCGACGGCCACGAGGGGCCAGTCATCAGGCAGAGCCTGGAGCTGCTCGAGGAGCTGAGCCGTCATTCGCCCTCCTGGATGGCGTCGATGGCGCGCTGAAGCTGAGAGCGTGCGGCTTCACAACGCCAGACGTCCCAGTTGGTAAAGCCCGGGTTGCAGAGGTCTTCACGGCGCTGCTCGAGGAGCCGGATGATCCGCTCACGTTCGTGGAGCACGCCAGCACGCCAGCCGAGGGAGTCGGGCAGTTCCAGGGTGCTCATTGGCCGTCCTCCCACTGGCCATCGGGTGTGGCGTGAACGGTGTGGCTGGGGAACAGCTCTCGGGCGGTGAGCAGGACGCGGTCCTTGGAGACGCCGACGAGGGTGATCCGGATCGGTGGGATGCCGGGCCGTGAGGCGAAGACGGTGAAGGGCTGCGGGGTCATGCGATGAAGGCCGGCTGGTCGCGGTCGGAGAAGGTGTAGAGGTGGCCCGGGTAGGCGA